CAAGGCACGAATCTGCCGAAGTTGCTGTTCACGTTGTTTGATGTGTGGGTGTTGAAAGCCCCGAATCTGGAGAAGGTTCCGAACATTGCGTCGTGGGTGCCTGTTGATCATCAGCCTTGTCCACCGGAGGTGGCTGCTTGGTGTCAACGTCCGAATGTGATGCCGATTGCGATGAGCAAGTTCGGTGCTCGCATGTTGGAACAGTTAGGCATCAACAGTCTCTACGTTCCGCACGGTATCGAGTCGGTGTTCAAGCCGACGCCAAGTGTGAAGGACAACGGCGGGAGGGCAATCACCGGGCGAGAGATCATGGGGTTCGGCGAAGACCAGTTCGTGGTGATGATGACGGCCGCCAACAAAGGTGTCTATCCTCCACGCAAAGCGTTCGCCGAGAACTTCATGGCGTTCAGCATGTTCGCCCAAAAACACCCGGATGCTGTTCTGTACATGCATTCCGAGGAGATGGGTTCGGCTGGTGGCATCAACTTGAAGGACTTGGCTGAGATGTGCGGTATTGCGCCAGAACGCATCAAATACGCTGACGCCTACCTGTACCGCCTAGGACTGCCTCAGAACGCTATGGCAGCCCTCTACAGCGCAGCTGACGTGCTTCTGGCTGCCAGCATGGGTGAAGGGTTCGGCATCCCTGTGGTGGAAGCCCAGGCGTGCGGGACGCCCGTTATCGTCTCGAACTTCACGGCTCAGCCGGAGTTGGTCGGGGATGGTTGGATTGTGGAGGGTCAGCCGTTCTGGGATGCTGCTCAGAAGTCGTGGTTCTTGACTCCTTCGGTGCCGAGCATTCTGGATTCGTTGGAGCAGGCGTATGCGCGTGGTCGTGGCCGCTCGAAGAAGGCGGTGGACTTCGCGAAGCAGTATGAGGCTGATGCGGTGTATGAGTCGCATTGGAAGCCAGCGATGAAGGAGATTGCGGAGTGGTGCCGCTTGTCCCAGTCGTAGTCGTTCCGGTGCTCACTGAGCATCATCGTGTCGATGCCTTGTTGGATTCGTTCGATGGTCGCATCGGTGACCTGGTCGTGATTGACAACGGGAACAATGAGCATTGGGTGCCGCGTACCGATAAGGCCAAGCGTGTGTTTCACTATCGGATTCCACGCAATCTCGGTGTCGCTGCCTCATGGAATCTCGGCATCAAGGTGACGTGCTCGGCATCAGGTTGGCTGATTGTGAACCACGATGTGGTGTTCGGTACGAACGGTGTAGCAGACGTGTTCTTCCAAGCATCCCCAGCGAACATCGTTCTTTCAGGTAAGCCACCGTGGTCGTGCTTCTGGTTGGGTTCGCAGGTCGTGCGCAAGGTCGGCCTGTTTCATGAAGGGTTCCATCCGGCGTACTTCGAGGACAACGACTATGAGATTCGGGCGCAACGCAAAGGTGTGGACATCGTGCGGTCGTCGGCTGCCGTCTACCATCGGAACTCCAGCACCCTGCGTTCCAGCCCTCAGTTTCAGCAACGGAATCAGGCGACGTTCGATGCGAACCGTCGACTGTTCGAGGAGCGGATGCTTCAAGATTTGCCGTTGGATTGGGACTTGAATCGGCGTTTGGAGTTGGGGTGGGATTGAAACTTGTTGTTGTTTGTCCTGGCGGGGCGGTGACTGGTGGACCAGAGGCGTTGCATCAACTTGTGTACATGGCCAATCAGATTGAGGCAGGTTCGGCGGCAATCATGTATGTGCCGAATGTGCCTACTCCGTCGGCGTATCTGAAGTATGGGTGTCCGACGGTCACTTCTGTGTCTGCGGATCAGTTGGTGGTGTTGCCGGAGATTTGGCCTGAGATGGCTCGACAGTTTCCTGATAGTCGGTGTGCATTGTGGTGGTTGAGTGTGGACAATTTCGGATCGCATGGTCAGGTTGATTTGTCGGGTATTTCATTGCATCTGTGTCAATCGGAGTATGCGATGCGTCATGTGTCGTGGAAGGTTTCTGCTCCGAAGATGATGTTGACGGATTGGGTTGATTTGCGATGGTTGGATGTTCCGAGGTATGCGCGGGTGGTGGTGAATCCTGCGAAGGATGCCGGGTTGATGCGACCTTTCATGGCTCGACATTCTGAGGTTGAGTTCGTGGAGTTGGCTGGTTTGGATCGGGTGGGTGTCGCCAGATTGTTGTGGGGTTCGCAGATGTACATCGACTTTGGGCGTCATCCGGGTCGAGATAGACCGCCTCGTGAAGCTGCGTTGGCTGGGTGTGTGGTGTTGTCAGTGGAGTTGGGTTCGGCAAGGTTGTCTGATGACATGCCTTTGGATGACTGCTACAAGTTCAGTTCTTTGGATGAGTGTTCGGCTGCGTTGGAGATGGTGATGTCTGATTGGCGTACGCATCATGAGGCTCAGGCTGGTTATCGAAGCGTGGTTGCGAATCAACGTGATGTATTTCGTCGTGAGGTAGGTTTGCTACTTGACTTCTGTCTTGGGGATTGGTGTTGCCCGTCGTAAGAACTGGATTGAGTAGGATTGAACGAGTATGGCCAACGAGAACCTGTATGCGACCCGCGCTCAAATCAAGGCGGCTCTTCGTATCGGCACGGCCGACACGCTTGATGACACGCTGATTGACAACTGTGCCGGTGCGGCATCCCGTCTTATTGACGGGTATTGCAACCGCCAGTTCTGGGCTGCGACTACGGCTACGGCACGAGTGTTCCAAGCCAACACCGAGTTCGTGTGTGATGTGGACGACTTCTACACGACGACCGGGTTTGTGTTGAAGACGTCGTCGTTCGCTGACGGCAACTTCGATACAACGTGGGACACGACCGACTACCAGTTGGAACCGTTGAACGGAATCCTCGATGGCCTCACCTGGTCCTATGACAAGATTCGTGCAGTTGGCGACTACCTGTTCCCGACCGTGAACGCGAACTACGGTGAGCAAGCTCTCGTTCAGGTGACTGCGAAATGGGGTTGGGCTGCGATACCTGACCCGGTGACCCAAGCCTGCATCATCCAGGCGTCACGCATCTTCAAGCGTTATGACTCGCCGCTCGGTGTGGCAGGGTTTGGTGACTTGGGTGCTATCCGTGTTTCTCGATTCCTTGACCCTGACATGGCTCAGTTGGTTGAGCCGTATCGACGAATGCGGATGTTCGCCTGATGCCAGCAACACCATCCCAAGTCAAGGATGGTCTCAAGACCGCCATCGCAACCGTGTCCGGTTTGCGAGCCTTCGACTACCAGCCAGATCAGGTGAATCCTCCGTTCGCATGGCCGACGCTTGATGAGATTCGATTCCATCAGACAGGCATGTCAAGCGGTGGTGTGGTCATGGACTTCACCGTCACTATCGTCGTGACCCGCCAGTCGGAACGCACGGCTCAGGATGCGTTGGATCAGTACACGGCATGGGCGGGTGCTCAGTCGTTGCGTGCAGCCATCGAAGCCGACCGCACCCTGGGCGGTGTGTGTGATGACCTGATTGTGAACTCGGCTGGGAACTTCACGAACATTGACGCCAACGACACCCTGTATCTGACGATGGATTTCAAGGTCACGGTGTACGCTTAGAACATGGCGAAGTATCTGGTTTCTGGACCGTTCCCGGTCACTGGCGTTCAGCCGGGCGGCCATGTGGACGGAAGCGGCGTTGACAATGTAGAGTTGTTGATTGCAGCGGGCATCCTCACGCCAGTTGTAGAAGTTTCCAAGAAATCCTCAAAGGCCGATAAGGCAGGAGAATAACAGTCATGGCAAAGTTGGTCCTCAAAGATGCGAACATCGTGTTCAACGGCACGGACATCTCAGCGAACGTAGCGTCTTTGACGCTGTCCACCACGGCTGCCGAAGTTGCCACCACGGCATTCGGATCAACTGCGGTCACCCGCGTGTCGGGTCTCATCGACAACTCGGTGACGTTCAGCATCCACAACGACTACAACGCCATCGACGGAATCTTCTTCCCGCTCGTCGGCTCCACCGCAGTCACCTGCGTCGTGAAGCCAAACGGCACAGCTGCCGCATCGTCGGCGAACCCGTCGTACACCTTCTCGGTGCTCGTCACCGAGTGGACTCCAGTGAACGGTGCGGTCGGCGAACTTGCCACCGCGGACGTCACGTTCCCAATCTCTGGCGGAATCACCAAGGCTGTCGCCTAGTTCTAACAACTTCACCCTGCGGAGGTAGTACATGAAACTCGGTCTTCTCGTTCACGCGAACGACGGCAAACAACGACTCGCGGTCGTTCAATACGCAGACTTCTGCGCATTCGAGGAAGTCCACAACTGCTCGATGGCAAAGATTGAAGCAGAGATGAAGATACGCGACCTCGGCTGGTTGGCATGGCATTGCGAGAAACGCAACAAACTGCACAACCTGTCGTTCGAGGTGTGGCGTGAAGGCGTTGAGATGGTCAGCATGGGAGATTCGGAGGACAACAAGATCGTCCCTTTGGAGAGCAGTCAGCCCACTGGGTGATCGCCTATTTGGCGTGTGAGACGGGCATCGCCCCGTCAGTGTTGCTGACTGAATCCCCACGAATGTTGTACACGATGTTTGCGTATCTGCGTTGGAAAGCAGTCAAGCAGAACCCGAACACGCCCTACAATCAGTGACATGGCATCCAAACCAATCGGTCGTGCCGGTGACGTCCAGTTCGCCGCAGATGGTTTGTTCGAGTTCCTGCGTATCGCCGGACAAGCCGATGCCGAGTTCAACAAGAAGATGCGAATCGCAGCCGAGCAGGTCGCCCAGCACGTCGTAGATCGTGCGAAAGTCAACGCTCAAGGTCAACCCAAGCACGGTCAGAATCGTCCAGGTTCTTCAGGTATGTCCCAGGCTCAGGCCGTGGTGAACGGGTTGCGTGCTCGACGAGACCGCATCCCCACAATCAAACTTGACCACAAACGAGGGTTCGTTTCTGCGTCTCTTCCGAACCGCAAACGCAAGACCAAAGTGACGATGGGTGACGTGTTCTTTGGTGCCGAGTTCGGTGGCCGTCGCCGTCCGACGACCCAACAGTTCTTGCGTCATCGTGGCCGTCAGGGCTACTTCTTCTGGCAGGCAGTTCGAGACAGCAACAGCTTCATTGCCAA